ACCATTGCATTTTCATTTTTTGAATTCCAACGAGCAAGTAAAGGCTTACTCTTTTCAATCAGGTTATACATCTTAGTTCTTTGGTTAGACATTGTTCCTGATTTTGCTTGTACTGCACCTCTCCATTGGTTTACATAAGTTCTCAAATATTTAAGAGTCTTTTCTGCACCTGTTCCTTTTAATACGGTATTACCATATACTGGTGTTACGTCAATATCATCAAGGAATGGAGTTAGCATATTATCTCTACCTTCCTGAATAAACTCTGATAGAACTTCTATCGGTTTTCCAGAAGGTACTTTTTTCACATTACCATTATCGTCGTCAATATCTACAAATCCCGCAAAGCGTGACCAGAAGGTATTATACCAAGTTTCTCTTTGGAGTTCCTTGTCGAGTATGGCAACATTAAGCTTGTGACTATGTGTTGCTTCCATTATACTTATCCTTTAATTTTCTCCTTTAGTCGTGCCAATTCTTTATCGGAAAGCTTGTCTAAAAACTTTCCGAGCTGATAATCGGACATATTATCTAAATCGAGTTCAAGATAAGATTTTTTTACATTTCCGCCAACGGTTGCTACTGTCTTTCGTGTAGCTTGCTCAATATCGTTTCGTACAGTTACTTCCGCTTTAGATTTATTTAAAGCTTTGTACTTATCAACACCAAGAGCTTTCATCATGGCGTATTCGTAATCAACTTTTTCTACACGATAATCTTCTGAAACATTCTTTGCATAGTTATCTATAACTTCCCAATCTTCATCAGAAAATTTTTGGTCATAGTTCTTTGCAAATTCATCTCTAACTTCACCTGAAAGTCGTTTATTATGTTCTCCTGCACCTTGCTTTTCTATTGATTCTTTTATGAACATCTGCAAATGCTGGTCATTATAACCTGCTTTCTTTTCAAGTAGATAATTCTTCTTTTCAACTAAATCTGAAATTTCATCATCATCTAATTCTGGGTCAAGTTTACGTATCTGTGCATCTAAGTTTGCAATCTTAACATCTGTTTTTTCGATTCTGGTTTTTATGTCTTTTGATGTTTTTGGAGTTTCGACATCTTTCTTATAGTTCCGAAGCTCACCAAGTTCCGTTCCAAGTTTTCCAGAATACTTCTGGCTTTCGAACAACATTTTCTTAAGTTCATCTTCTGTTTTGCCTTCGATTTTCTTATTGAAAGATTCAGAATACGTTGGTTTTTCGACTACAGTTTCTTCTACTTCGGTAGATTCTGTTTCTTCTGCCGACTCAACTTCTTCAACTTCCTGTTCAATCTTGACTACATTTTCTTCTACAAGAATTTCCTTTTCTTCTACTACTTCTTTTTCTTCCATCGTTACTCCTCGTTCTCTACCTTTTGGTAGGCGATTTATTTTTATTTTGTGACTAAATTATTTGTCTCTATTGCTATGTCCACGATACGTGGCACATTTATTTTAGATGCCATTTGCACCTATCATAAAACTAATCACAGCTATTATTAATAAGTTTATAAATAACTTCATATTCTGCTATTCTGTATTTAGTTTTATCTTTAAACATACCGTGACAATTTGCGTTTCTTGCACTTTTTATACTGCGGAAATCATACTCATCGCAATAAGCCCTACTATATGATCCAGTAGCTTCATTAGTTTCATTATTAATAATTCTGAAAACTCTTTCTGGTTTCTTTTCTTTTGTTTTCATTTTTTAGCTCCTTTTGATTGTTTATTGAAGAATTGTTCTCTACCAGTTTCAGTAGGCAAACACTTACCCTCTTTTTCTGCAAAATATATAAAAACATCTTCGTTTTTTATTTGCATTCTATCTCCTCTGAACCTTTTATCGCAAGTTTTTTACCGTCACGCCATACTATTCTATATCCCTTCTTTAGTAGCTGTTGGGTTTGTGAAGATTGGTCTGGGTTTGATAAGTTGCCGAAAACTGTAAATTTATCTATATGCCCTACTCGTTTTTGAGCTAAATATTTAACCTTGTTCATTTGCCTGTTCCTGTAATATTTTCGTAACTACCTCTATAAACTTATCTTTAGATATTGCGGGCATATCATTCAAAAAACCATCTTTGTCACTTGCTAATGTTGTGCAATCAGAGTTTTTTAAAAACAATGTTTCTAAATTCATTTTATTCTCCTTTATTTGCTTGTTCCTGTGGTTGCATAGCTTGTGCAGATTGAACCAATCCTGCCATTTGTTGTGAAGCCTGTTCTTGAGCTAATTGTTCAGCATGAACCTGTTGTGCTTGTTTTAGAAAAGCTGACCATTCGTCTTTATCTCTTATATTGGAATGTTTAACTATTAATTCTAATGGTAGGTCTTGAAAATTAGCACCAGCCCCGATAAGAATATTTGCAAAAGCTATATTTTGCTCAAATGATTTTTGTAATCTGTCAGGTACATTTTGCCCTTCATCAAGTATTGCCCTTGCCGATACAACTCTCAAATCATTTTGTATTTCACCACCAATATTAAGGTTTACCATTTCATAAGTTAATCCATGTTCACCACTTAACTCTATTAGACGATTTTCTTCAAAATAAACATAAGGCACTAATTCTACATAATCCTTCGCTAATAACTCCCTTGTCTGTGCTAAATTATCAAAGAATGGATTAGTTGATACCTGTGATTGTAATACTTTCTGTTCGTGTAATACGCCACTCTCCCCACTTCTCTCTGAACGACCTTCCATTGCTGGTGTTACACCCAATATACTGTCAACAAAGTTTACATTAGTTAGGACATCATTCAGTATTTCAGGTGGTATATGTGGGTCTTTGTCCTGTTGCGGAACGTTTTTCATTGAAGTTAGCGGTATAGTCGGATTAGGTTGATTACCTTTTCTTTTCATTAAATTAATGGCATCTGTCTCATATGCTGGAATATATTTGTTTTTATTTAATGCCTGTGTTACCCAATCTACTTGTTGGTTCATTCCTTTATTAACTCTGTCTTGAACATCTTTCAATAGATATATAGCTGAGGTCTGTTCTGATTTAGGTAGATTATAATCGAATGAGAAGCATGGGAATACTGAAAAACGTTTAGTAGGGTATGGATATGGTTTATCCTGTAATACTAAATCCTTAAAATATGGAACTACAGTTGAAATGAATATCCTGTCATCACTTGACTTTTTAATAAATGTATAGTCTTTAACTTTTTTAAGTTCTTTATCAGTTAATTTTACAAATCCCTCAACATCGGGTATTTTAACTATATTAACCTTAACTTTTTTTCGTTCTTCTAATTGTAATACTTGGTATCTATCACCTCTTTTATAATTGTTATCAGCTTCTTTCCTTTCATCTAAATCATTAACTGTAGCAAGAACTTCCAACCACCACTTTTCTTCTTCTACTGTAGGTGATTTAGGTTCGAACTCATCTTTGATTTTATCTATAGTAAGCCAATCTTCTATTACTACATATTTAGCATCCATCATATCGAACTGTCTGAATTGCGGATCGGGATGAACATTTAAAAGAGTATCTAATAATTCATAATGAAAGTCAAGATAACCTAAGTCATTCAATACCAACACTCTACGAATCCAACCACCAGTGGGATAGATTAATGCGTCTGCCAATACCTTAACTAACTTGCGTTCTAAATCGTCTTGTTCGATTATAGCTTTATAATTATCATTCAGTAATCTTACCATATTCTCATCAATATCATAAGCTGAAACTATCTTAGCTATTCTACGATTTAACTGTTCGTTACCTAACAGGACATTAAGTTTAGCTTGTAATAGCGGATATGAGAGTAACGGTTTACCATAAGTAGATGCATCGGCTTTTTCTGTACCTGTATATGGGTTATTAACCATATATTTAACACATTTCTCGCCTTGTTTTCTCGCTGTATCAAAACCGTCAATACTCGCATTTTTTAATTTTATTATCTTTTCTAATAGAATCATTAAATAACCTTCCAACTTACATTTTTATTATTTTGTTTCCGAATCAATCTCTTACGCCAACCTTCAACTTTGTTTTCTTGAATTTAACGCCACTTGCTTTTACTTTCATAAGTAGATATCTCGTTTCGTCATATGGATGGTCGAAAGCCTTGGTATCTATATCGTTAGGGTTTTTTGGGTCTGCTGGTAAATTAGGAATTGATGTAATCATTCGTTCGCAACAATCCAATATTCTCATCTGAGGTAAACCATCTTCTCTTATTCTTAGTGCTTCCAATACTGCCATTGCACCCTGTTCCCTCGCATTTATTCCTTCAACTAACAATATACCTTCTTTTCTGTAGTAATCCCAAGCTGTAACGAAACCATCCCCCATATCCATTTTTTGCCAAAATGATTTAGGGTCTGCAACTTCCATTTCAAAATCATCTACTGTTAAATTGTAGTGTGTCTTGAAAAACTCATTTACATATTTAGCTTGCATTGAAGCTGTTAATTTGCTTTTAACAATCTCAGCAAATTTAATAATTCTATTACTTTCGTTATGAACTGCATAAGCACCAC